ACTCTGGTTCTATTGTTTTTACAATCTTAATTAAGTCCATCTCTTATTCCTTTTAAAGTTCTTATTTCTGCGTTGTTTACCTCTATCTTTATTTGCACCTCCAGTATATCTAATTGTCTTACAATCCACCAATCATCTTTACCTTTAGCATAAGCTCTAATAATTTCTAATGTTTCTTCCATTTGTTTTTGTTTTAAAGTTCGATGCAATTTATCCAGCAATCTGTTTTCAGTTCAAAACCGTGTAAATCAAAAAATCCAATCCCATCCACATAAGTTGCTAATATAGTTGTTCCGTCTTTGTGTGTTAATTCGTACATATCTTTTGTTTTAACTGTTAAATAATATTAATACCATTGATATAAACCATAAGCACATATAAGCTACAATCATAACCATTGCAAGTCCAAATAAGAACTCTCCGAATCTTGTAAGTATCTTTTTCATAATTATACGTTAAAGATTAAACCGATTAATAATCTACCTATAAAATAGGTTGGTGCTAAAATCAATACTAATGTTTGTAATTTTTTCATCTTGTTTTTGTTTATCAATACTTGGTTAATACTTGGTTAATCTCTTTAATCAAATCATACATCTCTCCAGTTGTATAAATACCTTTGTAAAAATCTGTATCAACTTGTTCAAGTGCTTCAATTATTTCTTTAATTCTGGTTGTTCTTATTTTCATTCTATTTATTTTTATACTAATTTAAAGTAAATCTACATAAAATAAACGTTATAAAAAAACTTGTTAACATATTTTAACATTTCTTTAACATTTTAAATAAAAAAAGAGATACTAATTTGTATCCCTTATTCTTTCTATTTCTCGTTCTAAATAGTCTTTTGCCTTTAATAAGTCTTGTAACTCATCCTTTTTCTTTCCAGCTCTGCAAATATACTTTAGTATGTTACCCCTGCTAAAATTAAGGTTAAAATCATTTATAACGTCAATTACATCGTAATCTTTGCCATTGTCATAGTGTACTTGTGTGCTTCTCATTTTTCGTATATTAAAGTTAAAATTATTTGAAAGATACCAATGTATAAAACTATATCTTCTTCGTACATATCTTCATCATCAAAAGGGTAATGTCTAACCCCAAACAGAAAGCCTTTAAAAAAACCAGCTTTAACCTCGTACCTTATTAAATTCATAGTTGTATATTTTAGTATATAAATCCCAAATAGCTTGGAATGATTCTTGTTTATTAAATTCTTTTCCTTTCATATAGTAATTACCTTTTACTCTATTGCAATACACTTTAAACATCTTGCCAGATACAACTGGATAAATAATAAACCCTTTTTTAAAACAGTATTGCTGATGCTTGTAATTACAATTTTTTAAAACAATCTTCTTTTTAATCTTTGGCATTTAATTCCTCGTATATGTCAATTAATTCAAGTGCCTTTTCTACTCCCTTTGCTTCACAAAATCTTTTCTGGTCAAATAGTTGTAGCCAGTATTCCATAATGTCTTGCCTATCTCCATTTGTAAAGTAGCTACTAACACAACTTTTGTAGGCTATCTTCTCTTGATTTTTACAGAGTTCCCCTTGTAACATAATCTTCTATGTTTTCTGTTTGCAAATAGTCATAGTATCTTTCTGTTGCAATATCAAGTTTTCTTTTACCACTATCAATAAAGTCTTGTGAACATTTAAATATACCAACATCAAGTGTACTTTTATCAACTACAATAAATTCAAAGTCAAATGCTCCAAACAATTCTAAATACAATGCAGCTTGTAGATTATAAGAAAAGTGATGTGCAGACCTTTCAAAGTTTTTTATGTCAGCAGTTGTTTTTAAATCTATTACAATACCATCTTTTAATATATCTGCTTTACCTCTAAATGCTAAATCATTATAGGTATCAATTGCTGGTATTTCAAATCTTGCTCCCTCCAGTAGATTCTTTACATCAGTTACACTTCTTACCCTTTCAGATATTTTCTTTGCTTTATGATATTCTGAATTTGTAAATACGTTGTGTGAGCCAAGCTCTTGTACTGCAAGTTTATATTGCTTTGATGCTTTTGTACCTTCTGTAAAAGTTAAGTAGTCTACTTTCTCTGGCTCTAACACCATAAGGTGTATTAGTTGACCATCTCTTAATGCTTGTACATTTGTTTGTTTTTCTGTTAGTGAACGATGGTAAGCATAAGGAGAATCTAAAAGTTTCTTTGATGCTGAACTTGATAATGCATTTACACCGAGATACCCATAGTAAAATTCATCATCCATCATCTTACTTAAAATGTCTTGCTTGTCAAATACTTGGTTGTTTAATAGTTTAATTGTTTCCATTTATTTTAGTTTTATTGCTTGTTTTATATTTATTTCTGTTACTTCTTTTTTAATCCATCTTCTGTTTTTAAACTCTGATGTTGCTGGTAGTGATTTCTCAAACCATTTTAAATCTATTTTGTTTAAGTTAAATAGATATATTCCCTCTGGTGTACTATTAATGTATATTGGTACGTCAAAGTGTTTGTTTGATTCTTTTATTAAAGCATCATATTTAGGCTTTTCCAGAAGTAAAGTGTTGTAATGCTTCTTTCTGCACTTTAATTCTATTCTGCTTTGCGTTTCTATGTCGTAGCAATCCCATCTTGATATTGGATTTTTACTGTTTACTAAAGTCTTGTAATGGTTAGTTGATAGCCATTCAAATAAATCTTTTTCTTTCCAATTTTCCATAGATGCAATATAACCATAAAGTTACTTAAAATTCAAAATCGTTATTAACAAATTCTGGTAGTATGTTATCGTTTACTGAAAAGCTAAATGGGTCAAAACTTCTATTTCTACTTCTTTTACATTCAACAGATATCCAGCCTTTATTAATTTCATTTTTTTCTAACTTAATTTGTGTTTCTGCTTTCTTCTCTAATGCACTCCCCAAATTTCCAGTTGGTTTGTCACTTCCAAAGTTTTGATGTATAATTGTTAAAAGATGACATTGTTTTTTTGCAGTCCAAGTCATAATCTTCTGTACAACATAATTTGTTTCTGTCATTGAATTGACATCATTTAATAAATCTGCAACACCATCAACAATAATTAAACCTATTTTATCTTCATTGTATTTATCAAACAGTATGTATTCAATAAACTCTACCCTTTCATTTGGTGTCATTGCCCTTAATGCGTAAGTATGGTAGTTGTCATCAGTTTGCAGCTCATTCATAATAACTGGTCTGCGAAATACTTTCTGACAATGAAACTTTCCTTGCTCTGTATCAAAATGAATTATCTTTCTTCCTCTCCTATGTCCTTTTATAGTGCCAGAATATTTATTACCTCCACTTTGATATGCTGATACAAGTAAGCTGATAAAAAATGATTTACCTACTTTTGGAAATGCTTGTACAAAACTAAAGTTACCATCTGTTCCAATTGGTATTGGGTATTCTATTTCATTACCTTCAACATCTCTATCAATGTAAGAACCACAACTAAGTGAAACTGGAGGGTATTTAATTACTTCTGATATATCTACATTTGCTTCTTCTTCAAGCAACTGCATTGCCATTCTATCTGCTTCTCTTTCTTCATTCGTTTTTATTTTTTTCGTCATCTATGTATTTCTGTATTTTTGTTTTATAATATTTACCAAGTACATTATCATTTAAGAATTTATCATTTTCTAAAACGTTTTCTGTAAATTGTAGCTTGGTTTCATAATAACTCATCATTGTCTTGTTATAGCAAATGTATATAATTTCTCTGTAACAATCTTCAATCTTCCATTTTTTACTTTCTTTATTGCTTCCAGTGTACTTCATCCAATTACTTTCAACATAATCAACCCTCTTTCTTTTATATCCCTTTAGAGGAGGTCTTGTACGTTTGTTAAGCAATATCTTTTTACCAATGTAAACTTGCTCAGTTCGTCTGTTAAGTATTCTGTAAACAAACCCAACTGCATCTGCTGGTAAATCTTCTCTTGATTTTATTCTTTGTCCTTTATAGTTCCACATAATGAAAAAAAAAGGAGGTTTTTACACCTCCCAATATAATTAAAATGGCAAATCATCTGCTGCAACTGGTGCTGCTTTTTCTGACTTTTGAACAAAAGACTGTAAGTCATCTGATGCATAGTAAATTTTACCATTGGCAACATACTTTTTCTTTTCTCCATTCTCTCTCTGTTCTTTTGTTTGAGGAATAGTAAAAGATACATTCTGACCATAGTTACCTTCTTCAAATATAGAAAAGTTTAACTTTAGCTTCTTTAATTCCTTTCCATCTTCTCCTTTCTTTGGTACTAATTCTCTTTTTGCATTGTAGGTTAAGATGTTCTCAAAATACTGAGAAAGTTTTTTAATTGTGTCAAGTTGTAACTCAACATCTCCTAATAAATAAGGTTTTTTTGCACTCATAATTTTAATTTTAATTTATAATCCAGTTGTTATTTTATTGTCTATCACTTCTATAATATGCCTAAAAGTGCTTCTTTCTTGTTCGCCAGTTACATCCACCCCATTGATAAAGAATCTGTAATGGTCTTTCTTGTCTGTTGGTCTTAATTCAAAGTCATTCATAAGTTCTAAAATATATTTCAGTTTTAGTGTTTGTTGATTCGTTTATAGCACTTACTGTATGTATTTGATATTTCAATAAAAAGTTTGAAAAAGTATCATAAGCAAAGAAATCTAAAGATTTA